ACTGCAGCAGATTTGCGTCCCTTTTTTATCAATTGATTAATTGTAGGCATAAGCCTTATCTCCTTAATTTATCCGCCAGCACTACGGAATATCAGAAAGTATAGTATAACATAAATTTTAAAAAAAAGTCAATGCCGTAAAAAGGCGTTTTTAATTAAATCTCCCCGGAGGCTTCGGAGGATGCTTTTTTGCATAAATTGTCTTAAAAAGGTGTTTTAAACTTAAAATGGGACGTTTAAATAAAAGTCTCGGCCCTGCATACCTCATTACCTTTCTTATTTTTTCACGCATATCGCTTTTATAGCAATGCACAGGACAGACATTGCAAAAAGGCTTTTTTTCATCATTTCTGCGATAAATACAGGTTTCAATCCTCTTTGATGCATATAAAAAAAGCTCATCAAGCTCCTCATCACTCATTTCTCTTCCTTCAAAAGAGCGGTACATATCTATCATAATAGCAATGAGCTTTTTTTCTTGTTCTTTTTTATCTTTGTTCAACACAACCCGCATCTGCTTTTTGATTAAGCCAGAGAATATAGAGCTTGATGACGGAGAATAGATGGGAATTAGCGGGAAAAGGCGGGATTTATTGGGAAGATTTATGAAAGAGTACTTACACAGGGTGTAATTTTTGAGGGAGCTTTTGGGCTCCTTTTTTTGTGTTAAAGTGTTTTTTTTAACAAGGCTTACGAGACTATTTTTTATAAATACTGTTAATCTGTATTTATAAGGAGACCTTTTAAATGCTTGTTTTAAAAATATTACGAAGTAAAAAAAGTTATGATTTTAAGGCTAATCCCAAGAAGCCGGATAGCTTTTCCAATAACTGGAAAAATAACAGCCTTGATGATTTTGTTTTAACTGAAAATTCAAAAGAAATTTTTAGTTGCAAGTGTCAGAGCGTTGCTAACTACTGCTTTGGGGACATGTCCGGCGGTGATACGGTCAGTCACGGTGATAGTGTTGCAGAAGGAGAATTCACAATTAAGTGTTTTGTTCCGCCTCGAAAATTTCACGGGGAAATCCATGCAATTATAAAGACACGGGATATTGACGGGCAGTGGATTGACCACAACGCAATGCAGACGGCAAATAACGGCTATCAAAACGGCCGATGGCTTATCCATGATAAGTTTTCTTTTGAAAAAGGAGCCGATACAAACTACGCTTGGAGTGCCGGCTGCTTTATTCTCTCCTCTAAAGATTTAGAAGCATTTAATAAGATTCTCAAAAAATACGACATTAAAGCCGGAGATGAAATTCAAGGCATTTTAACGGAGGTATAATCTATGCAAGAAAAAACTAAAAACGAAATAAGCATGAAAACGGTAAGCAACATAATGGCCGGAGTCGGAATTGCGATTGTTATAATCTCATTTATTCTGAATGCCTGCAATATTACGAATATCAATATGATGGACGCTATTATGGCTGGCGGTTTTTGTAAAGGCGTGTTTCTGCCTGTAGATGCCTCTATTTGGATTAACAACATTTTCAAAGGGAAAAATAATGTTCAATAAAATAAAAAAAACATGGGTAATAATCTGGGCTGTAATAGCGTCTATCTTTGCTGTTATAGGTTTTGTTTTATTGAACATAAAAAATAAAAAACATATAGAGGAGATGGCTGAATATGAAAAAGAAAAAACTAAGCTCGAAATTGAAGGTACTCCTGCTGCTGATCTTGTGGATATGGCTCCCAACGCAGATGCTTTACAGCGAGAACGAAACTCAATTACAGAATGCTTTAGACAAGAACTACGGAATAGACTTGAACAGAAACTACACAGGGCAGGAAGTTCAAGAGCTGATTAACATAGTTATTCAGGAAGCGGAAAAGTTTATAAATGAAAGCTACAATGCGGGATATAAACAAGGAGTCCTTGCTTATAAACCTGATGTTGAATATTGGAAAACTAAAGCTCTCGGATTTGAAAGACAACTAAAAAAACAAAAACGGGATAAGTGGTTTTGGGGATTGAGCGGGGTAAGTATAGGATTTTTAGGAGGTATAGGGTTAAGCTTTGCAATTCGTTTGAGCTTTTAACCTTTATGATTTTATGGAAATAGCAAAATTCGTATTTAGTTCAATAGGTACATTTATCACGGTTTTTACTTTATCTTTCAGTATTTTTCAATATTGGAAAAAAAACCAAGAAAAAAAGATGTCCGATTTCAAAGAGAATATTTATGAAGGATTAGAAAGAGAAACAGATGCCCGAAAAGAAGATACTATCAGGCTTGAAAAAAGGCTTGATAAACTGGAAGGCTCTCTTGTGCAATCAATGCAGCAACGCATGAGCAGTATTGAAGGAGAACTAAAAGGAATAAAACCGGTACTGCAATCTATTCAAAACTGGTTTATAAATAACACGCCGAAGGGATAATTGAATGGAAAATATATTTTTACCTAATCAAAGAATTCTTATTCTTCAAGGCTTGGAAAAGGATGCAGGACGAACCCTATCAAACGAAATGCTCCAGAGACTTTTACGAAGTTATGGGCATAGTGTTAGTTTGCAGGATGTAAACTCTCTTATAAGTTGGCTTGAGCGGCGTGGATATGTAACAACTGAAAGACTGGCTGATAAGGCTCTGGTTTTGGCTACAGTTACCCGTGCAGGTCTTGATGTTGCTTTGGGTTATACTAGGGCTGACGGAATCGATCCGCCTTTTACGGAGTAAATTATGGGACAAAAAAGTGCCGTAGACCGATTGCCGGAAGATTTAAGAAAAAAACTCATCGAATTACTGAACCGTCCCGATGTTACTCAGCTTGAAATAGTTGATGCAATAAATGCAGAAGCAGGAGAACCTCTTATCTCAAAAAGCTCATTGAATCGATATGCTCAACGCATGAAAAAGTTTGCCGAAAAAAATCGGCAAGCTCGTGAAGTTGCTGAGGCTTACTTGGAAAAATACGGAAGCGACACAAGAAATCGTCTCGGTAAAGTCGTAAACGAACAGGTGCGCCTTGTAGCTTTCGATTTAATATCGGAATTGGAAGAGATGAAAGAGGAAGGCGATGTTAATCCTAAATTTATTACGGAGGTTATTTTTAAGGTATCACGAGGTCTTAAAGAATTGGAACAGGCAGAAAAACTTAATGCCGAACGGGAAGATGAGCTAAGAAAAATTATTCTAGCGGAAACAGCTGCAAAGGTTGAAGAGGTCGCCAAGAAAAAAGGTGTAAGTAAAGAGGCTCTAAAAGCTATTTATAAAGAGGTTTTTAAAATTTAAAAATGACAATTGCAGAAGCTTTACAAGAAAATATTTTACTTGATTATCAAAAAAAATGGCTCCAAGATAACTCGAAGGTTAAGGTTTGGGAAAAATCGAGGCGTATAGGTGCGAGTTATGTTGAAGCTCTTTTTTCGGTTTTGGCTGCAGCACTGTCGAGAACCGACGGAGGCATGAACTGTTATTATCTTTCTTATGCTAAAGAAATGACACAGCAATTTATAAACGATGCCGCTTTTTGGGCAAAACTATTGGATATAGCCTGTTCGGACATGGAAGAGACGGTTATCAAAGATGAGGACAAGGACATTACTGTCTATAAAATACGCTTTGATTCGGGCTTTGAAATTTGGGGCTTGCCGTCCGTACCTCGATCGCTCCGATCAAAACAAGGGCATGTAATAATAGATGAGGCTGCATTCTGCGATGATCTATCTGAGTTGTTAAAAGCAGCCTTAGCTCTTTTAATGTGGGGCGGATCTGTTGCAATTCTTTCTACACATAACGGAGAAGATAATCCTTTTAACGATTTAATCAAAGAAATTCACGAAGGCAAAAAAAATTATTCTTTATTTAAAACAACAATAACGGATGCCTTGACTGACGGTTTATATCAGCGTATTTGTGAAGTAAAAAATGAAGAATGGACTAAAGAAAAAGAAGCCGAATGGCTTGATGCTCTTATTAAAGATTATGGCGATGGGGCTGATGAGGAACTCTTTTGTATTCCGGTTGCAAGCGGAACTCAATATTTTTCACGGGCACTTATAGACAGTGTAAAAGAATATGTGCAGGTATTCAGGTTTTCGGAAAGCGATGCTTTTACTTTTGAAAGCGAATGGAAGAGAGAGAGGAAAATAAATAAATGGTTTAAAGAAATAAAACCGGTGCTGCAAAGCACGGATAATCCCGTAGTCTTAGGAGAAGACTTTGCCCGTTCCGGAGACTTAACCGTTATTTGGCTTGATGAAATAATTGCAGAAGGACAGAGTAAAACACTGTGCGTTATTGAATTAAGGAATATTCCTTTTGCTCAACAATGGCAGATGATACGCCTTATAGGAAATGAGTTAAAGAGCTTTGAAGGAGCTGCCTTTGATGCACGAGGCAACGGACAGATGATTGCAGAATACGCAGTACAAGAATGGCCTGGCTATGTCTATCAAGTAATGTTAAGCCGTAAGTGGTATGCCGAAAACTTTCCGCATTTAAAAAGTGCCTTTGAAGATAAGATGACAACAGTTCCTAACGATGCCTTTATTCTCGATGATTTTAAAGCGGTAAAGGTCGTACAGGGTGTGCCGCTTATTAACGAACGGACAGGAGGCGGACGAATGAAAAGGCACGGCGATGCCTGTATAGCCAAGGTAATGGCTAAATTTGCAGAACTTCAAAGCTATGAAGCAGGCTATCAGCCTTACTCTTATGAAGGGTTAGATATAAAAAATAATTTTAGAAATAAAGGAGTCAATATATGGGCTGGTTGGGACGACTAGGCAAAAATAAAACCGATGAAAAAAAATCCGTCAATAAAAAAATATTGGCAGAACAAAGGGCAACACCTGTAGCAAATTCCAATAGAGACCTTTGGTCAGGCGGATTGGTTGCAGGTTTGACTCCGGAGCGGTTAGCCTCAATTCTTGATAAGGTAAGACGAGGCGATATTCCTGCCGAATATTTGGAGATAGCCGGAGAGCTGGAAGAACGAGACGCTCATTACCGTTCTGTGCTTTCTACCCGCAAACATGCCATTGAAGGCTTAGAAATGTATGTTCAATCTGCCGGAGACGATAAGGACGCCCTTGCAATAGCAGAGGCTGTAACGGAAGATATAGCCGAACATGCCGACATGATGGATTTGCGGAAAAATGCTCTTGATGCCTTGGGCAAAGGCTTTTCGGTTAATGAAATTATTTGGAACACCGAAGGTGCTCGCTGGAAGCCTGAAACTTTTATATTTCGCGATCCTCGCTGGTTTGCATACAACAAAGAAACGGGCTTATTGTCTTTGCGAGATGTGTACGGAATGGAACTCTCTCCTCTTGACCCGTATAAATTTATAATTCACGAACCAAATCTTTTAAGCGGTAAACAAATAACTTCAGGTTTAAGTTTTACGGCTCTTTTTTATTGGCTCGTAAAAACTTATGATGTAACAAGCTGGGCAGCCTTTGCCGACCGCTTCGGTTATCCTGTCAGGCTTGGTAAATACGGCCGTAAGGCAACAAAAGAAGATATAGCAACATTAAAGCGAGCTGTTGCAGCCATAGGCTCGGATGTCGGGGCCGTTATTCCCGATTCAATGGTTATTGACATTATCGAAAGTAAAACAACTTCAGGCACTTCGGAAGTTTATGAAAAGATTGCCGACTGGTCTGATAAGCAATTATCAAAACTGGTACTCGGACAAACTGCAAGTGCCGAAGGAACACCCGGAAAGCTAGGTGACAGCCAAGATCAGCAAGCGGTAAGGCAGGATATACTCAAAGCTGATGTAAGGCAGTTAGAACAAACCTTAAACCGAGACCTTGTTATTCCTTATGTAAAATTTAATTTTGGAACTCAGGAGCGGTATCCTAAATTAAAAATAAAATATGTTGAACCGAAAAATGTGCAGCTGATAGTTGATTCTGTTACAAAATTAGTGCCGTTAGGCTTAAAAGTCAAACCTCAAGAAATGAATGCCCTGCTGGGCCTTTCTAGTCCTGAAAAAGATGATGTGGTTTTAACGGCTCCTTCTCCTTTAGGGTTTGATATGAATTCTCAAAACAAAAGCGGGATTGCACTTAATGCAAGTGAAGTTTCACCTGATGAAATTGAGCTTGATGATAGCGAAAGCGGGTTAATTGAAATTACAGATGACATTGCTGAGGTAATCGAAAAAGCAGCAGACAAGGCTGTTGATTTTAAAAGTTTTGAAACGGAACTTGAAAAGCTGGTAAGCGGCTGGGATGCCGAAAAGATTGCCCGAACTATGGCAATTGCATTTTTTAAAGCTCGAGCACAAGGCGACAATGATTTTGAAAAGGAAGATTGATGAGCGATAATTTTATTCCAAAAGAAGCTTTGGATTATATCAAAAATAAAAACCTTAAAGTTGGCTTTAGTTATAAGGATGTGTGGAATGAAGAACATGCTACAGCTTTTACCGTTGCAAAGGCAATGCAGATTGATGTACTTTCTGACCTAAAAAAAGCTGTTGAAAAAGCAATAGAGGATGGACAAAGCTTTGAAACTTTTAAGGAAAACATAAAACCGACATTGCAGCAAAAAGGCTGGTGGGGTAAAAAGAAAATGACTGATCCGCTGACAGGTGAAGTTATTGATGCTCAGCTTGGAAGTGATAGAAGGTTAAAGGTTATTTTTAATACCAATGCTCGAAATGCATATCAAAAAGGAAAGTATGATAGAGGAATGGAAAGTGATTTGCACCCTTACTTTATTTATAGAATAGGCTCAAGTGCGCATCACAGACCGGAGCATGTGTCATGGGATGGTTTGATTTTGCCTAAAAACGATCCGTGGTGGGATGCTCACTATCCTCAAAAAGAATACGGCTGTAATTGCATTACCTATGCAATAAGTGAAACAAGAAAAAAGAAGTATGAAAATAAGGGTATCCGTATTCCTGCAACTGCGGACGGTTCGGATCCCGGAGGAATATTGAGAGTGCAAACTCAAGCTCCTAAAACGACTTATCGGAATTATTATAATGAAAGGAAAGGAACGATTGAACGCATTCCTAACGGTGTTGCACCAGGTTTTAATTGGTCAATAGGAAAAACAAGACGAAATACTCCTATAGTAAATTCCTGTATAAAAAAGACTAAAGACAAAATACCTGAACAATTTGAAGCTGTTGCAAAAAGCCTTATGACAAATTCTGCAACAAAAGCGGCTCATGTTGATTTTATAGATAAGGCAATAAACCGAAAGATTGATAAGAAGTATATAACTCCGGTAGGGTTCTTTAATCTAAAGAGTGCCAAAGCCTTGGAAAAACAAGGTATCGTTATTGGTGATCATAATTTAATAATGCTTGAAGCGGGGCTAGTACAGAGTGCAAAATATTCGGTTAGACATGCAGCAGCAGGCAACGCTCCTGATATGTTTGATTGGTATAATTTAATTGATTATCTTATTGATGCTGAGATTTATTATGATGGAATAGGTCTTATTTTTTTGAAGAAAAAAACTGAAAGCAAATATATGAAAATAGCCGTTGACATCAGTATGAAAAATAAAGGACATAGAGGGGTTGCTATGCTTCTTCCTAAAATTGATACTATGTATGAACTTGATATTTCTACAGACAGCGATATGGGAATGAACGAATTTAGGCGTATAACGACCAAATTAAAAAAAATAAGATAAACGGAAGCGGTTGGAATCGAACCAACTGCCAAGGGCTTATCCCTACCATCGCTCCTATACTTGGTTTCTTCTTCCGTTCATCCTTAATAATAGTTTAACCCAAGCTCGGCTAAAATGCAAGTACCACCTATCTTTTTTTAACCTGCGTTATAACACTCAAAAATTATTTTTTCTGTAAAATAAGTTATTCCTTGCGCTCGACTTACTGTCAGCATACACCTTGGCCGGAGATGTTGTATACGGCAAATGGTATGTTATTGGTGTTCATGTCATGCCGGCGGACTAGTGCCGGCAATCTTTATCAGAAGGAGTAACGGTATGACCAAAAAGTTAAAAGCTCTTATCGTCTTTTTTGCATGGTTTCTTATTTTGATCTGTGC